GTATATGCAGAAGAACCTTTTCCTTATAAGGTTCGTGAGAAGGATGCAATCCAAAGACATTTAGATGCAGATGATAAAATGAATAAAATTGATATGAAGATTAAATATTATGATGTGATGCTTAAATTCTTAGAAGAAATAATTCGTGCAGTATCAAATCGAACATATCAGATAAAGAACGCAATTGAATGGAATAAGTTTCAAGCAGGGTTTGGATAATATAAATACCTGAGTAGAATTAATAATACAATGAAACCTACTCCAAGAGAAGCAAAACTGATTCATGAGAAGTATGACAAGGTTGTAAAACATTTAATTGAAGAAAAATATGCTGTAGATAAAGAGTCAGCAGATAAAATTATCTCAGGTATGAGTCAAGATTGGTACGATACTATTGCTGAGTAATGAAAACTTTCAAGGAATTTAATATAGAATCAAGACAGTATCTTGATGAATTAGCATTTGTACCTGCTCTTGCTCTTGCAGGAAAAGCAATAGGTACAGGTTTATCTCTATATTCTGCAGGTTCTGCAGTAAATAATCTTAGAAAGGGAAAATTTAAGCAAGCTGGAATGGATGCTTTAGGTATAATTCCTGGTAGTAAAGCATTTAAAGCAGCAAAGGCAGTTGGTGCAACTAAAAATCTTGCAAGAGCGGCATCAACAGCTCAATCAATTAATAGATATAATGTGACTGGTTTAACTCCAAATGCTTATGCAAAGGCAACGGATGCTACCTTTGATAAAGGTGTTGAACTAGCAGGAAAGGGCATTAATTTAGTAAGAGGTAAAAAAAATAAAAAGGTAACAACTTCTACACCAGAAACACCTTCTAATAACACTCCTACTAATACTGGACCAAAATTTTCTAAGAAAGAGTATGGCACATCATCTAAAGTACCAACTGCAAAATCATGAAAACATTCCAACAATTTAACGAAAGTCTCAAAGATTATTCTAATCAGGGAAAAAATGTAAGAGTACCTGGTGAGGATACTGCATCTTTCGGAAAATTGTTTAAGGATGATTTAAAGCAAATGGGTAAATATACAAATCCAAAGACAGGTAAAATTGAATATGGATTAAAAGGAACGGGTGGAATGTTACCTGATCCAAGAAAGGGATATCAACTTAAACAATTTGCTACGGGTAGAGGAGGAATCACTCGCACATTAAATCCATTTTTGGGTAAGGGTCAAGGACTTTTAAGTGGTCCAACACCATTAGCAAGACAAACACCACGTTTGATGAAGCAAGGAGCAAAGGCAGTTGGTAAAGCATTGATGAAGAATAAGAAGTTTGCACTTGGTGCTCTAGCAGTTGGAGGAGCAGTTAAAGGTATTCAAGCATTAAGAGGTAAGAACAAATGAAGGACTTTAATACACTATTAAATGAATTGAATAAGTATGAAAAAGAGACTGCTAAAAAAGCGAGGGCATTTTTTATCAAGGATTTAGGACATAAAAAATATAAGGAAATTGGATTAAATAAAAAAAGTTCTCTAAAAGCATTTGAGAAGGCAGCAACAGATCAAAGAAATAATCCAAGAAATCCATATGTATCACCACGTAGAGAGTCAGAAAACTTCATTGGAGCATTTCAAGATACTGAACCTGGTCAGAAAGGTCGTGGAAATCGTATTGATCCAGAAACAGGAAAAGTAACAAGATATGATCCAACTCAAGCAAGACATAAAGAAATGAGAGATTTAAGTAAGAAAAAAGCAGCTAATATACAAAAGATAGTGAGAAGGTCAGGTGCTGATCAACAAGGATACTCTCTAGATATGGTACATAAAAATCTTGGTGGAAGTCAAAATCGAAGGATATATCAAAAAGCATTTTCAGGAACTGAACTTGAAAAAGTGGCAGGAGATTTAAGTATGTTTCCAAAGGTTAAGTCATATGGTGATTTAGGTGCACCAACAACTACAAATATACCTAAAGGAAAAATACCTGAACCACCAAAAATTAAACCAACAACAACATTTAAACCTTCAAAGGGATCTGTTAAACCAAAAACATATCAAAAAGTATTAAGAGTACTGAGTAAAAATAAAAAGGCAGCATTGATTGGTGCTGGCATCGGTGCTGGTATTGGAGCAATACAAGATTTAAGAAGAAGGAATAGAAAAAATTGATCCCCGAATAGCATTTGAGACATTTGTTGATACTGAGATCACAGGTTATGAACCTTGTCTTGGTGGAGAGTTGCGTGAAAAAGCAGTCTGGGTAGATAATGAAGTTTGTATTGGTTGTCAGTATTGTGTTCATGTTGCATCAAATACTTTTATTGTTGAAGAAGAATATGGATATAGTAGAGCGATTCGACAAGATGGAGATAGTATAGAACTGATCAGTGAAGCGATAGATACTTGTCCAGTGGATTGTATTCATTGGGTAGATTTTGAGGATCCCAGAAGATAACTATATACTTTATATTGGTATGGTATTATGACTAATTTGGTGATATCAAAGAAGAATGAAGTGCATCTTCATATCGAATCTGATATACATGTTTATTATGAATTAGCAGACTACTTCACATTTGAGGTACCTGGTGCCAAGTTTATGCCAACTTATAAAAGTAAGTATTGGGATGGGAAGATAAGATTATTTAATATTCAGAACGGATTGATATATGTTGGACTCTTAGATAAGATCAGACAGTTTTGTAAAGATCACGACTATACATACGAATTTAAGAAGAATGAATACTATGGTTTGCCATTTGAGGTAAATCCACATATCTCAAAAGAGGGTGT